TTGAACCCGCTCAAGTCCACGTGGAGCAGTCGATTACGCTCGTCCACGACGATCTGCATGCCGCCGCCGTAGGCGTCAGGCTGGAATGATTTCGTGTCCTGCCACTTGAATTTCGCGTACAGGAGCGGCTGGGTTAGGGAATCCCACACGTCACTCATCGGCTTCAAAACGTTGAACAGGGGAACCGGGTCCCCGAGGGTGATACCGTCCAACGGGACACGGTACAGCGCCATGTCGTAGGTGGTGCCACCGTCCAACGGGCTGGTCGTGTTCAACGCGGGGTCGGTGGGCGTGCCCGTGGTGGGCGTGCCCCTGACCACGACCAGTTTCGCATTCTCGATGTTCTGCGAGCCCTTCGCATAGCGGCATACGATCAGGTCGTTGCGTTTCTGACCCTGCGACCCGTTGGTGACGATCAGGTCCTCGGGCGTGCCCTGGCTGACGTGACGGCCCTGCATGACCAGCTCGCCCGTGCCGATGGTCACCTTGTTCGCCGAAACGACCGTAATCTTGAACTTGTCGTGCACATTAAGCACGTAATCATCCAAGCCGAGGATGCCGGCGTTCAAACCAGCGGCCTGTTCCGCCGTGGCGTGAGCCTTGTTCGCGTGCCCGGTGACGAGTTCAACCATTCTGCTTGCCTCCGTTCTGCATCCAACTGTCGAAGCTGTTATCAAAGTCCTTGAGCTTGTTCGCGTATTCCTTGTAATCCTGGTCGCAGAACAGGTAGTCGTGGCCCGTGCCGGTGGAGTCCAGCCGGTTGACGTTGTACCACGTCTTGATATCCGGGTCGTCCAAGTCCTTGTACCATTTGTGTTTCCCGCACCGGTCGCATTGCATGACCGTCGCATTGTCGATACGCGCCATAATCGGCTCCTTACTGTTTACTCGGCCTCATAATCGACGGACATCACGCCGCCCGAGACCTTGACGATTTTCTTGGTTATCGAAGCGTTGACGGTGATGCCGGTGAGATTATCCCTTGCGGTCACGGTGTCGCCAACGTCAAACACGATGCCCGAATCCTCATGCACGGTGACCTTCACATCACCCTCGGACTGCAAGTCCTGAAGTTTCTTCTTCGTGTTCTTCGCCAACTCGTCCGCCTCGGCCGACGAATAGTCGTACACTTGGGCAATCTCGTCCAAACCCTTGAACGTCTGGGTTTGGGTGACGTTGCCTTTCGAGTCCGCATACCAGTGGCTGACGATGCGGTTCCTCAACTCGCCCTTGCCCAAGCCGATCATGTGGTTCGGTTTGCGCCACGTGCGGGTCGCGTCGAAATCGATAAGGTCGCTGTCAATCGAGTCGCCGTAATGCGCGACAGGCTCAGCCCAGATGTTGACCCGGCCGGACGCATAGGCAAGCCTGAGTTTCAGTCCGTTGGCCTCGCACATCTTCCTCAAACCCGTATAGCAGTCCGTGTAGCGGTCGAACCGGTAGCTTTTGATGGTCTGCGCGCCGGCAGTGGGCGAGTCCACCGCGTCGAACACGCCGTCAAGGCCGACGCGACTGATGAGCGAGCCGATGACCGTGCTGGCCGTGCCGCTCACGGTGAGATAATCCTTGCCCTTATCAGGCTCCAAAATCTTGTTCGCCAACATGCCGTGCCACGTGCGACCGCCGTAGGTGAGGGTGCTGCGGCCGTCCTTCAGCGAGTCCTTCAGGGAGTCCACGACGCCCCCGCATTCGCCGCCGTCGAAATACACGTAGCTACCGGCATCGATGAGCCGGTCCACGGTCAGTTCGAAATCGTTCTCGTCCGCGCCCCACGCGGCGTCGAGCGTGAAGTCCTCAAGGCTGGCTTGGTCCACGTGGCTCGCATCGGTGACGATCAGTTCCGCCATGGTGGCTCGCTTTCCTCCTGATAGACGGTCAAATCGACGCCGAAGCCGCTCCACTGCACGATGGAATCGCCAGCCGGTATCGGCTGGAAGATGTATTCGCCCCCGTTGAGACCGGTTCCGCGCCGGCCCTTGTCGAACACGTTGGTCTCGTCGCCGTTCTCGGCGGTCATGACGATGGTGCGACGGCCTGCAATCGAGGTGACGGTCACGTAGGAGCCCGAGGGTATGTCCATGTCGAGCGCGTACGTGTTGCCGCCCAACGTGAGTTGCGGGTTCGACACCGGTCCGAATATCACCATCTGGAACGGCATGGCAGTGGGCATGGGATTCGAGGCCACCGCATTCCTCGTGGTCGCCAGATAATCATGCGGATAATCATGCGGATAGTCGAGGTCCAGTCCGGGCGTGAGCGCGTCGCTCCAGAAGTGCTGCGATTCCCCGGCCTTACGCCAGATGCCGTCAAGCATGACCACGGTGAGCTTCTGCTGGATTATCACCGGCGTGATGGTCTGCGGCTCCGCCTTGACCACGTAGGCGCGAGTCGTCCAGCCGTCAGCATCAAACATGCCCGGCGTTCCTGCGGCAACGTCGGCATCGAACAGGCGGCGCGTCGAATCCACCTTCTCGGGGCAGCGGACATAGGTTAGGTCAAGCTCGGCCTCGCGCGCCGTACGACTTACTCCGGTCAGACTCCGGTATCCGATGGTGTACGACCATTCGCGACCGCGCAGCCCATCCGCCGTCTGGGCCCAGGTATCGGGCCCTTCCAGTGGGATCGTCTCACCGGTCGAGGCGCATATATAACTAAGCGATCGCATTGCGTATCACCCTTCCGAGTTCACGACCATCCACCTCGATGCCAAGCTTCTCCATAATCAGCGGCATATCCGCGTGCAGTGCGCGCAGCTCCGATAGGAGTTCGCCGAGTAGTTCGCCGGACTGGTTCTGGTATGTGCCGTTCGCGGTGCCTGTGCCGACGCTAGGGCGTGGCGTGTCCATGCCATGCATGAGTTCCATGCTGGCCGGGCTGATCGCGGCGCGGGTGGCGTCCACGAGGCCGGCCCGGCGTTGGAGCATACCCTCGGCCAGACCGTCGATGATGCTTTGGCCGGAGTAGAGGGTCCAGCCGTGGCCGCTGAACGGGCCTTCCTTCGCCGGGGAGTGCGGGAACAGTTTCGAGATGGCCTCCATCGCGTTGGATGCGGCGTCAACGGCGGCGCTGATGCCGTTCCTGATGCCTTGGGCGAGACCGTCCATGATGCTGCGGCCGGATGAGAGGAGCCACGAGCCAGCGTTGGAGAACAGGCTTTGTATGCGTCCGGGCAGGCTCTGCAATGTGCCGGTGATACCTTGCAGGAACTGGTTGCCGGCGTTGCGTGCGCCCGCCCCCATCTGTCCGCCCCATGCCTGCACGCTGCTTATCGCGCCGGTCAGCCATTGCCAGATTCGTCCGGGCAGCGACTGGAGCCATTGGCCAAGCCCGGTCAGGAACTGGCTTCCCGCGTCTCCGGCCTGCGCCATCATCTGGCTTCCCCATGCCTGCACGTTCTGGATGGTTTGAGTCAGCCATGTCCAGATTTGTGACGGCAGCTGCTGTATCCAGTTCGATAGGTTCGTCACGAAGTTCTGTCCGGCTTCCATCGCCTTGGAACCCAGTTGTTGGGCGAACGCGATGGGGAGCATGATGGCGTAGCCGAGCCAGTAGCCGATGGTCTGCGGCAGCTGCTGGAACCATTGGCCGATGTTGGTCAGGAACTGGCTCCCCGCGTCCATGGCCTTCTGCGGCAATGATTGGAACCATTGTCCGATTTCGTCGAGCTTGGCCTTCACCGGTTCCACGAACGTGGCCTTGAAGTCGTTGACGGCGTTGGCCCCGGCGTCGCCGGAGAAGAAGCCGAACAGGTTGCCGGCCATGTCGGCCAGCGAGCCCATCGGGTCGAGCAGGAATCCGATCACCTGGCCGAGGATGGGGAACTTCTGGTTGAGCCAGTCGATGCCGTCGGCGAGTTTGCCGGCCGCCGACGCGATGCCGTCCAACACTCCGGCGACGGTCTCGACCACATTGGCGACCGCCCCGATGTACGCGGCGAATCCTTTCGCGGCGGCGGCGGCCGTGTCGAGCCCGTCACCCGCCCCTTCGGCGGACTTCTTGCCGCCGTCCAACGCCTTGCCGAGCCGTTTCAATGAGCCGAGGGCGTCGCCGAGCGCGGAGAATATGCGTTCGAGCGCGTCCATCCACGTGTCCAATGCGCCGCTGTCGGAGAGAGTGTCGGTGAATTTTTTCACCCATTCGGCCACGCGTTTGAGCTGGTCGGCCATCTTCTGCACGAGGTCGGCCGCGACCTTGATAACCGCACCCAGCAGTTCCGCGGAGCCCTTGGCCGAGTCGAAGCGGCCGGCCGCTGATTCGGCCATGTCGCCGGCACCACGGAAGGCGTCAGCGACGTCTCCGACCGCGTCGAACAGGCCGCCCAGTGCGCCGGCAAGCTGCTGCACGGCCCCGGTGTCTTTCAGCGCGGCGATGAACTTGCTCCACCATTCGACGGTGTCGGCCACCCAGTCCGCGAAGTCGGAGAACACCGTGCCCACGTATTTGAGCACGTCCTCGATGGCGGAGACTATCGCGCCGTCCGGCACGAGGCCCTTGAACGACCCGGCGATGCGGTCTACCGCCTCGGTGACGCGGCTGCGCGCGGATTCGAACGCCGTGGAGATGGTGTCCTTGAACCGGGTTATCGCGCCGGTCTTGTCGAGCTTGTCGTACAGGCCCGTGATCCACTTGCCCGCTTCGGAGAACTTCTTCTTCACGTCCGTGACCATGCCGGCGGCCGCGTCGCCCACCTTGCCGAACTGGGAGCTGAACCTGTTGATCGCGCCGGCGATGTTCTCCACTCCGACGGCATCGATGACCTTCTGCACGGCCTTGGCGACGCGGTTCTTCACGTTCTCCATGGCCGTGCCGATGCCCTGGGTCGCGTCCTTGGCCTGCTGTGCGAACGAGGCGTATTTGCCGAAACCGTTCTGGTTCAGTTCTATGACCTTCTTGTTGAAATCATCGAAACTGATTGACCCGTTTTTCATGGCCTCATACAGGTCGTTTGAGTTCTTCCCTGCGCCCAGCATGGCCTCGGCCACTTGGTTGAGCTGGCCCGGCATTGCGGCCTGAATCGAACGCCATGCCTGCATGTCGACCTTGCCGGCACTTAGCATCTGCGTGTACTGGGTGAGCGCGTTCTCCTGCTCCATGGTCGAAGCGCCGCCGGCGAGCATGGCGTTGTTGAACGCCAAAGCGATGTCGGTGGCCTCGTCGAGGTTCGAGGTCAGTGGGGCGAGCTGCTGGACCATGCCGGTCATGGCCGAGCTGGTGGTGGGCAGACCGTCGAGCGCGTCACTGATCTTCTTGATGCTCGCGGCCGCATCGGTGGCCGAATATCCGAGGTTCTTCATGACCTTCGGGAAGTTGTTCATCTGGTCGGCGCGGTCAACTGCGGAACCAAGGCTGGACGTGACGACGGACGCGACCTTGCTGAACACGTTGGACGTGATGCCGGCCACGGCTCCGACCTTGGAGGCGAATCCGACGGACAGTCCCTTGCCGATGCTCTGTCCGGTCTTACTGCCGGTGGTTTTGGATGCGTCGCCGAACGCTTTTTCAATGGCCTTGCCGACGCCATCCATGGAGGGCACGATGGGCACATATGCGGTGGCAAGATTATAGGCCATTGTTTCGCCTTCCTCTGTTCGGTTATGGTTGTCCGGTCTGCGGCCGGTTCTCCACACGGTTCACGGTCGTGAACCGTTGGCTCATGAATCGGTCGAGCTGTTCGACGCTCATGCCAACGGCCTTGATGGTGCGCGTGCGACGGATGGTGTTGCCATCGGGTTCTGGGTTCTCTGATCCGGCTTCCATGGCCGGGCCGGTTGCTTCCGGCGTGGCGTGGTGTTGGCCGGGGCGTGGCAGCGGCCGGGGTTGCGGGCCGCGTTTCCTCGGGTCGCCGTTTGCCCAGATCCACTGGTTCATCTGTTCGATGCGCAGCACGGCCAGATACTGGTCGAACGTCCACGCGCGCGGCGTGTCCAACGTCTGCCAGACGAGTGAGCCTGCGGGGAGGTTCGCGGCCAGTGCGGCCGTCTCCAACGGGTCCAGGTCGTGCATGCCGAGCCCGTACTCCCTTCTCATGTCCGCCGCCAACTGGTCAGGACAGCGGTCGAGCAGGAGCACGAGCGTCATGAGTTTGGGAAAGCCTTACCCATCTCCTCGAACAGCTCGGTCAGGAAGGTGCCCATAGTTTCGCCGTCGATGCGCCCGTCTGCGCCTCGCAATCCGTTCTTGACCTTGTCGTATGAGTCGCCTAACAATCGGCGTAGGAACGGGATGATCTGCAAGGCGTTGCCCTTCGGATCGGCCTGAAGGTCATAGAGCGATTCCATGAACTCCCAATCGTCCAAAACCTTCGGGTCGATATCGATATCGATTCCACGGACGTTGACACGGCGAACCGTATTCTTGGACTGCTTGTGGTCCTGTGGTCGTCCTGCAATCTGGCTGACATTGGCGCGGCGGTGGTTTCGGTTGCGTGACATTGACGTTCTCCTCGAAGAAAAAATCTCTCCTTGACGGTTAAAAAAGAATTCCCCTCGCGGCAAGGAGAGAATGAAGAAATCCGCGAGGGGACGTGTTGGCTAGTCGAGCCGGTGGATGCGCGGGGTCAGGTCGATGTCCACGGTCTTCCCTTCGGCGACGAACACGCTGACGGTGTAGGTGCCTGTTTCGAGCTTGACGGACGGATTGCCCAGTGTGTCGTGACCGCTGATGCTGACGCCGAACCGGGCTCCGTAATTCCAGCCGTTGCTGTTGTCGCACGTGAGCATGTAGGTGCCCGCGTCCAGTCGCACGGATACGTTGATTTGCGCCCACGCGGTCGTCGTGCCCTTCACGTGCACGGTGTGCCCGTCCCTGCTGGTGAACGTGACGCCGTTCATGGTATAGGGCAACAGGGAAGCGAACGAGGGCACGAGGTTCGCTAGCTCATAGCCCCCCCCCTCAAGGCTTGTGACATCGGGTTTCATCCACTCGTGCGCGGTGTTCCCGAGTTCGAGTTGGATTTTCAGGTTGCCCGACACGCTGCCGGCCGTGACGCCGCCACGCAAGATGCGCAGCTCGACGCGTGTGGTCCCCTTGGGGATGGTGACCACGGTGTTGTTTTTCCCCTGATAGACGCCGCCGAGGCTATTCGCGTTGGCGTAGATGCCGATGATCAGGTTTCCGGGCACATTGCCCGTGTAGGAGATGATGAGAGGCACGCCAACGATGCCTTCGGGCACGTCGAACTTCCAGCGCACGCCCTTGTTCAATGGCACCGATTCGGTGCCGCTGCTGAAATCAAGCGACCCGTCCTGCGCCACGGTGACGGTCAGACCGTTGCCCGACGCGGGACCGTAGGCGAGCAGGTTACGGGATTTGACCGTGACCGGCACCTTTTTGCTGATGTTCGGATTGGTTGTCGACTTGATGGCGATTGTGGTGGTTCCGGGTTCCACACCGGTGACGCTTACCCCACCACTAAATACTTCATCAGCCATGGTTCACTCCTTTTCGAGAGATCGATGCGATGGACTTGTCAGCGACAGTCGCGGTCACCGTCTGGTCTGCGCCCTCCGGCAGGACCTTGACGTCGAGGCCCGCGGTCTCGCCGACCCTGAGTGTCAACGACTCGGGCGTGACCTGGATGCCGGTGGGTTTGGGCGGCAGCGGGGCCGGCAGCACGGCCTCGCCCTTCGCACGCGCATACGAGCCATTGACCGTGCAATCCACAACAGTGACCACCTGACCGGTCTTGCCGTTTACCTGACCGTCCAAGGGGAACACGGTCCAACCGAACGCGAGGTCTACCACCGTGGCGCTTTCAACAACCGGTTTCGCGTCCGCGCTGGTTATCTTGTATCGACGCTGAAGGCCGGATGCTGGAGCCTCCGACACATTGACCTGCTGGCCCCCTTCACGGGCCGAGACAGTCACAGTCAGAGGCGTCAGCCTTTTGGGATACCGATATATTCGATGGAGGTGACACCATCGCCCATGTCGTTCGCGGCCACAGTGAGGTCATAGCCGAGCACGTCGCTCGAATGCATCTGGCGGTCGCCGAATTCGGAACGGGTTGCGGAACCGATGACGGTACGGTCCTTCACGTTGCCGGTTGCAACGATCTCGAACACGAGCGAGACCGGTGTATCGTCGGGCATCTGATGCTTGATGACCATGCTCTTGTCCTTGCCGGTCACCGCGTCGTTGCCGTAGCGCATCTGCGCCGCTGCCTTGCGCAGGAACTCGATGAGCACGAACTTGTAGGATTCGGCGTAGCTGGAGATGACCTTCATCACGGTCGTACCGTTCGCGTCCTTGACTTCGGCGGTGTCGGTGTCAGTCGTGTTGGTGATGCCGGCCTCCGACAGGTAGCCGATGAGCTGGAAAGCGGGGTCGAGTGCGCTTTCCGAATCGGTGGGCAATGCGGTGCCGAGCGGTGCCGCGTACGCGTAGCCGCCGACCTTGAACTTGCCGAACGACACGTTTGTGGAATCGTTCTTCGTTGTTGTTTCATTAGCCATGATTAGGCCCTTTCTGGAAATGATGCTCATTCGTCGGTCTTGACGGTGAGCTGGATGAGTATCTGGTAGCGTGGCCGTCCGTCCGGCATGGGGAAGTCGGTCAGGCCGGTGATATCCCAATCGGCCACCTCGGGCAGTTCAACGATGCGTTTCAACCGTGGCAGCACGAGACGCTGTGCCACGTCCGAAGCCTCCCAGCGTGAAGCGGCCCACACCTGCACAGCGATCAATGGTCTCGACACGAACCGGCCTTCCGAACCTCCCGTGCGTTCCACGGTGACGAACGGGATACGGTTCGTGGCGCTGGATTCGGCGGGAACCTCGAAGCTCGCGGGATAATCCTTGAGTTCGGGTGCCGCGTTGAGCCAGTCCATGACCAGCTTCTCCGCGTTCATCAGCCGCCTCCCAACGCCTTGGCGAGCGTGTCGCGCACGGCGTTATCGATGCGCGCGGCGAGATTATCCGTATGCACGAGCACCGTCGCGCCCTTCTCGTTCGCCCGCGGGCCCTCCGCCGTGTACGACGGCTGCCCCGCGTGAGTCGGCGCGGCCATGGAGTTGGCGCGGGCCGCGATTTTCTGTGCCTCCGACAAGGCGGCGCGAGCGCCCTCGTTGCGCCTGTACGCCTGGAATGCCGAATAATGCAGTTTCACCCGTTTCATGCACTATCCCTCCGCGTCGGTGACTTCGACCGTGAGATTCCATGCAGTCGGCTTCATGCCGCCGCCCAATGGCCTCGGGTCTCCGATCACCTCGTAGTCATGTGAATTGATGCGCACACTCGCCCCGCGCAGACTCCGGTATGCGTAGCTGCGGGGGAAGAGGCAGGTGAATGCAACGGTCACGCCGTCAGGTCGAATCGAGTCGGTGGCGTTGCTCATCGCGCCTGGTGAGACGAGCACGTTGTCCACCGACTCGATATCGACCTTCGTGACTGGCGAGCCGCCGGGGTCGGTCTCGCCGGTCGGCGTGTATCGCATCACTTTCACGGTCTCGCCTCTCATGACGCCTCCCCGTTTGACAGGTCGATGCTGTAGAAGCGTTGGCCGGTGAGCCTGAGCGCCTTCTTCTGCCCTTTGGACAGGTAGAATTCGCCGCGAGGGTTCGCGAATGTCATGGACTGGGTGAAATTGCCCGCCGTGAGGCTGAGATTGCTGGCACCGGTGGTGTCGAAACCAGCGCCCTCGGTCTGCATGTCGGATGAGATCGCGTCCTTGGCGAGTTCGCAGGCGATGCGTTCAAGCGTCGCCTGCGATATGTTCCGCCAATCCGGGCATTGTTCGCGGAGGAACTGCGAGGCATCGGCCAGACGCTGATCCACATAATCGGGGTCGTCCGGCATCTGCTTCCAGCGTTTGGCCAATTCCAAATCCGTGGCAAATGGGTTTTCTTCCGTTTCATCGACCATGACGGCCTCCTTAATGTCAGAATGCGATGATGCCGAAGCCGCGTGCTGCGGCCAGCAGCATGTCCGCCTGCGCCCGTTCCGCGTCGGTGAGAGGATGCCACCGGGCTTCCAGATCCTCGTGAGGGGCGAACACGGTATTGTCAGTCATCGGACACCACCGTGGCGATGGACTTGTCAGCGACAGTCGCGGTCACCGTCTGGTTCGCGCCCTCCGGCAGGACACGTACCGTCACATTGGTTGTCTCGCCGGCTCGGACGGTGACGGTTTCAGAACTGGTCTCGATGGATTGGGGTGCCGGCGTCACACTTTTGGGGCTGCGATCACGAAGGCGGGGAAGCGCTTCGTCTTGTCGGGCTGCACGTCGTTGATGGGGTTGGCGATTTGGAAGCCGACGCGGAACACGACTCGCATGGCGACGCAATCCTGCTGGGCGAGGTTCAGAATCACCTTGCCGTTATCGTCCGAGATAACCGACTGGTCAAGCATCTTGTAGGTGATGTCCTGACGGATGCCGACCACGAAGTTCGACCAGTCCGCGCCGAGCAGCACGGCCTTGGTGGAATCCCACGCGCCGTTGTCGACCTCGTTGAGATCGAAGCCGTAGAGGGTGGACGGCGCGCCGGAGGCGAGCGAGGGCACGTAGATCGGGGTGCCGTTGGTGTTACGCAGGCCGATAAGCTCCCAGTTCAGGCCCGGCTTGCCGGCGAAGCCGTTCATGGCGAAGCCCTGTTCGGCGAGCTTCTGTCCCATGGAGGCCACGTCCTTGGCGAGGTCCTTGCCCTGGGTGAACGTGTTGCCCGCCGTGATGGCCTGCGGGATGATGCCGTCCGGGAAGCTGGACGGCTTGTCCACGCCGAAAAGGGTCGCCTGGTCCAGCTTGTAGCCGAGCGCGGAAGCCAGACGCGGCATGACCTCCGGCCAGATTGGGATGCCGGAATCCGCGATAACGGCTTCGGGGATGGGCACGATGGCCGCAAGTTCCTCGGCCGTGATGCTCAGGCCCGACCACTTCATCTTCGTGGTCTGTTTCAGGCCGGTATCACCGCCCACCCAGTAGGCGATCGGCTTGGAGTCAAGCACCGGCTGCGTGCGCGTGCGGGTGCTCATGCGAATCTGACGCATACGGGTCAGGGACACACTCGACTTGGGAGCGTCCTGGATAATCTGGGTGGCGTATTCGGTGGGGATGAGTCCGCCGCCGAGGTCGCCGCTGGTGATGATGGAGTTCACGTTGGAAGTCATCGTCATACCTTCTTTCTATGAGGTGGATTATTTGCGTTTCTGCTTGAGGAACTGATCGCGAAGCCAATCGCCGGATGTGTTGGATGGCGCGGGAGGCTGGTTGGATTCGGAGGAGGCGTGCACCTTCGGCTTGGTCTTCTCGGCGATGTAGTCGGCGAGCGCCTTGCCGTTGGCTTGCATTTCTTCGAGGGTGGAGCCGTGGAGCAGTGCGATGGGCACGCCGGTTTCCTTGGAGACCTGCGTCTTCCATTCGTTCTGCTGTTTTTCCGCCTCGTAGGCGGCGTTCTTGGCTTCAAGCTCTTTGATGTGCTTGGCGGTCTTTTCGGCTTCGGACAGTTGGGCCTCCTTGAGCTGTTGCAGTTCGTCGGCGGCTGTCTTGTTGTCCTTGGCGAGTTTCTCCCATTTGCGGGAATGGGCGACGGCCTCCTTGTATTTGGCCTCGTAGTCGATTTCGGGCGGCTTCGCTCCGTTCTCGGTCGATGCCGCCTGCTGGTTGCCGTTGGCCTCTTCGGTCATGGTTCCTCCTAGTGGGTTGGGCCCGTTTCGGGCATAAAAAACCACCCGTGCGGGTGGTTGGGGAAAATTCAGTGCGAACGGGACGGTCTGGGTACTCCATACCCGTCCTTGTATCGGTCTGGGTAAAGCCGGCGCATCAGGTAGACAAGCGTGTTCGGGTCGTTGGGATTGTCGGGATTGCCTTTTGTGGTGGCCTTTATCATCCGATAGGTGTCGTCGTCCAGGCCGCCGTTCTCGATGAGGCTGCGGGCGTGCATGTATTCCGAGTACATGCGGTCAGGGTCATAACCCTCGATGTGAGCTTGGTCCCTGTCCCATTCGGGCACGATCTGGCAGTCGCAGTCGTCGTGGAACAGTCTGAACGAGCCTTTGACGTATTTCGCGGTCTTCTCGCTGCGGTACACCCAGCCGCGCGAGCAGAGCATCGTGCAGAACGCGCACGTCTTCGCGCCTCTCGGCACGCGCGCGTACCGGGGTTCGGACGGGTCGTGCTCGCACAGGCGTGCGATGGTTTCACGCCCCGAATACATGACCCAACGCATCATCGCGCCGACCAGAAACGCCTGCATGGTCTGCGGGTCCGTCCACAGGTGGCCGGCCTGCCAGCGTATCGTCTTGTCGATGCCGTCGCCGGGAAACGAGTCGGACAGGTCGTACTCCCACGGGTCGGGCACCGATTCGCCACGGACGCGCATATACCATTCATAGGCGGCCTGCGCCGCGAGGTCGCCGTATTTGACGACCAGTTGCGGCACGTAGTCGAGCAGCATGTCACGCTGCCATTCAGGGCTGAGCTGTTGCAGCGTCTCCCACAGTTTCGCCAGATCGCGGCGTGCCAGTTCCACCGCCCGAGCTTGGCTGGCTTGCAGCTGTTCCAGTTGCCGGTTGTCCGTCATCCTTATTGCCTCCGTTCACGAGGGAGTCAAGCACGCTGCGGGTCTCGGCCTTGCGCTTGTCGACCAACAGGCGTGTGATGTCGGAATCCGTGTAGCCGAGCTTCTCCAACACCACGTCGGAGTTGGCGAGCCATGGAATGGCCGTCACCTGCTTCACGATGGCATCGGAGAGCGCGGCCTGCGATGGGCGTTCGGGGTCACGCCAGTTGACCTGCAACCGATTGAGCTCGTCGCTGTCCTCGCTGGTGCCGTTGAGGATGGCGATGTCCCTCGCGGCCTTGCGTAGTTGCACTCCGATGGCGCGGCAGGCGTTCTTCGCCTCGATGACAAGTTCGCTTTCCGCCGCCATGATCGCGTCGGACGAGGAAGGGCCGGAATCCGTCATCACGCCGAACTGGCTGAGCGGCACGCCGGTCGCGCCGCTCATGCGTGCCGCGAGGGCGCGAAGCATGTCGGTGTGCGGCTGCATGGTCATCTGCGTGAACTGGCCGATGACGGGCGCTTGGCCGTCCTCGTTGAGGCTGATGTTGAGCATCTTCGAGATGGTGGCTTCCCAGCCGGTCAGCTTCCTGCCGTTCTTGTCCTCGGGCGGCTCGTCCGCGCCGATGAGGTAGCGTTGCGGGCTCGAATAGAATTCGGCGCTTACCTCCATGCGCAGCATGGTGCGCACCGCCGTGTCGGTGATGCTCATGACCTCGCGGCTGATGCGCGAGCGGCCGAAGGGGCGGTTCAGGTCCTGATGGTAGGGGATCAGGTAAACGGGCACATGATCCATGTACGTGTTACATGGAGCGTCCGCATGATAGCGGCCTGATTGCGTGCGGCGTATACGAATCGTGTAGCCGGGCATGTAGAGCATGAGTTCGGAAGGCACGATGGTGTTCGCCTGCGCGTACTGTGAGCGGTCGATATCGGTTATCGACAACGCCGCCGACAGGCCGCGACGGGCGTAATCCCACAGGCCGGTCTCATAGAGCGCGCTACGGAACGACACGGACACCTTCGAGCGCAGACCATCCTCGGGTTCCGCGCTGCGCACGTTCAGGAACGAGCATGAGTGAGTGAGCGCGCTGCGGATGGCCTGCGGCAATTCCACGTCGAAGTCGTTGTCTGAAAGAATCGAATCCAAACCCAACGGATCGCGGCTGTCGTCGCCGACTCCGACGAAACCATCGAACACGATGCGGTCGGCCAAAGCGTCCACCGATTTCTGCGGCCAGCCCACGACCTCGCTTATCCCCGCCATGCTGTCCGGCACGGCGATGGACAGATTCTTAAGCTCGTTGCGCCCGTCGTAGTATTTGGTGCGCAAAAGGTTACGTTCGAGCTTCTGGGACCATTGACGTATCATCAAATCCCACGGTTCTCGGCACTCGTCGGGCAGATTATCGACCTGCACGTTTTCAAGACTGGGAATCTGCATCAGAATGCCACCGCCTTCGCTCTTCTTCCCGGATGACGTTTGGAAGTCTTGACGTTCCAATACGCGAGAGCCACCGCTTCCACGGGACTCACGTCGATGTTCTCCATGGACGTCTCGTAGCCGAACCCGTCTCCGATTTTCCTGTGCTTCGCATGACCCACCGCCTCGTCAAGCAGAGGTTGGCCGAAATGGGTAAGCCCATGGTCGTTCACGGCCTGTTCGAGCATCGAACAAGCGTCTGCCACGTCGGAAGGGCGCGGAACCACGATCACTCTTTTGGACACGCCCTTGTCGATGAGGCTGTTGACCAGGGTGGGGGCTCCCACGCGCCCGTCGATGATGATGCCGATGGCGTTGCGCCATCGTTCCGCACCGTTCTTCTCGGCGGTCAGCCAGTCGGCCAGCCAGCCGGTGCCGCCGCGCATGCTGCGCGAGGCGATGACCTCCACGTGCGGCAATTCACTCGACTTGCGGGGCGGGCGCACGCACGCCACGAGGGTGACGTTCGCGCCGTCCGCGCTGAACTTGACCGCATACGAGTTGTAGCCATCCATGCAGGGCTTGTCGGTCTTGCACTTGGCCCACTCGTCAACATCGATATCGGACAGCGCGCCGGCCTGATCGTTCCACCAGCCGAGACGTTCGCGGGCGAAACCGTCCGGCGTCATCTTCTCCGACTCGGAAACGACCACGCTTTTCAACAGGCGGGTGCCGAGCGATGGATTGTACCGGTACCAGCGTTGCTGGTCGTGCACGTCGCCGATCTCGGTCGCCGCCCATTCGAACCAGCACAGGTTCTTCGGCGGCTTGTCGCGATGCGCGTTGCGGCGCATGCGCGCGAACACCGTGCCCGGCGAAGTCGGCGGGGTCGGCGTGCCCGTGTAGATGGTCAACGGATTGCCCGAGGGTGCCGACGAGATGGCGGGCTGTATGGCCTCCATCTGCTCGTCGGTCAGCTCCTGCGCCTCGTCGCACACCAGCACGTCCACCGTGAAGCCACGGCCCGAACTCTTCGAACGGGCGATGAACTCGATGCTGCCACCGTTCTTCAACACGATGGCCTCCTGGCCGTTCGTGGCCCGGATATAGGTGACCAACTCCGCCAGTTCGGGGAACTTGCGCGCGTTCTCGAAGTAGTATTTCATACGCAGGAAATGCTTGCGGCAGGTCTTCACCTCATGCGCTGTATGCAGGATCTTCATGCCGAGGATCGCGGCAAGGTACAATTCCGTGAACTCGAGAATCGCGTTCTTGCCGTTCTGACGCGGCACCGCGCACCCGCAATCCGACGCCGCCCATTGCAGCTTCGAATCCGTGGCGAGCCACCCCTCGAGCACGATGCGCTGCCACTTGTCCGGCTTCATGTCGTAGCCGGCGGCGAGCGCGCACGCCTCTCCTCCCTCGGACTGCGCGTGCTTGGGAACCAGAGCGAAGCTAGGTTCCTGTACGCCTCTTCGTCTTGCCACCCTCGATCACCCTCAGCTTCCGTCGTTCGGCTATCTCGTCAAGCGGCGTATGCCGCTCCTGCTTCTGGACTTCCGCCGGCATGATCTGGCTGCGCGCGGCGGGCGTGATCCCGTAATCCTGCAACAGCTTGTTCAGTATGGGCACGCTGGCGAAATTGCCGGAACCCCAGATATCCGCGTGGATCAGGGCGGCGTTCATGAGGTTGTCCCAGTCGGCCTCCGTCCACGAGTCCGCTCCGGGGGTGGAAGCCAAATGCTCCCACCATCGCACGGTCGCCTCCGGCCACTCGATGCCGTCAGGCAACTGTGGCTGCGTTATCGTGGTCTTGGCCAACTGGATCACCTCGAATCAATGTCTAGGAGCCGCTGGAGCGACTCGCGCGAGCGGAACCGGCGGCACGAGAGAAATCAAACTCGCCCTGCACGTATCTCGGACGCATGACAATCACCTCCATCGGGAAATCAGGAGCCAGATGAACGGGACGCCACTTTCCCCCGAGCGAGTCGCTTGCCGGTTTTCCAGTCAATACCTCGCTTGGCGAGAATACGACGCGCGGCCCTTACGGCTTCATTATCGGAATTACCCTGCGCCGTTTTCAATGCTTTTTCAACGGAAGAGGGAGGACGTACCGCGCCGGATTGAACCCGAGAACGGTATTCCGCACGTGCGGATTCTCTCTGCGTATGGTAATCAGATGACGCGCGTTGAGCGGCTTTTTGGAATGCCTTCGCTCCGCGGCTGGTGCGAATCTGCCGGTTCGAGCGCATCTTGTCGTCCGCAAAACCGCTTATCGGACTCGACAAGCCACGCTCGGCCAAGAATTCAGATTCAGATTGAACCTTTGTGTGTCGTGCCACGAGATTCTCCAATCACAAGAGACAACAAGATCAGGAGCCGGAGGAACGCGAGCCTCCGCGAGAAAAAGCGCTGCGGATACGACCGGCCACATTACGCACCGCACTACCGGCACGCTGGAACAGGTTTCGCATAATCCACCTCCCTCCAAGCACGAAAATCGGACAGGAAAAAATCAGGAGCCGGAAGAGCGGGAAGCGGTTCTGCTGTTGGCCCGTTTCATCGATAGGATTTTCTTCGCCCACGGTTTTCCCGCTTTTGCTGCGCGCTCAAGAGTTGGATCGTGGATGGCCCCGGATTCGACCAATTTGCGGTAATCGGCGAGTGCTTTTCTTTGACGTCGGGATTGTTCCTCGTCCTTAAGTGGATACTGAAAGTTACCTCTTCGGTCAATGGTGAAATCTGGAGTGACCTTGATACCGCGTTCGGCGGCGTATTCACTGAAGGTCTGGGATTTACGCGCCATGAAAGTCTCTCTTCAATGGAAAAGCCGCCCCATAGGGACGGCTTGAACGAAAATATTGTTACCGGTTCACGATCCGCTCGATCGCGACGCGGAACGGGACGCACTCACACGCAGGGCGGATACACCGCCACCGGATGAACCGGAAGAGCGACGTCCATACCCCGTATAGCGGATATCGTTGGTGCTCGCGTAACGGACTCGCCTCATAACTCGCCTCCCAGCTTCCGAGCTACGGCCATGCCGTCCAGATACTTGTCGCCGAGCTTGCGAAGACCGTACTCGGCGAGGAAAGAGTCTTTATCGTCGCGCAAGGGGAATGCGATGGCGAACCAGTGTTCGGAATCGGTCGGATCGACAAGCTTTTCCGGGCTGCGAGCCGAAACCAGCGCCTTGTGCAGAGCGGAGAGCTCGGCGAGGCAATCCTTTTCCAGATCATCGGTGTACTTGACGCCGGCGAGCGGGTCGGGCGTCTTCTCCGCGAAACCGAGACCGCCGACGAACCCCACACCGGCACCGAACGCCACGGCAGACGACCTGGCCGGCTTGTACGGGGCAAGCCTGTCGGCGATGTCACGGTACGCATAGATCCGGTGTTCCTCGCCGAAACCAAAACGCTCACGCCACCGCGTCATCTCGGCGGGGGAGGGGAAGCACAGGCACAACCAGAATTCGGTGTCGGTCGCATCCACGAACCGCTTGCGCTCCGCACGGGCACGCTCGCGGTATTCCTTCGCGTTCTCGTCCAGATTCTCCGGCACCGGCTTCACAGCCTTCTTGCCCTTGGGCTTCTTGGAAAAAGAGAACTTGAAATCACCTGACATGATCCACCTCCAACAAAGGGAACCATTCAAGCAGCGTCGCGTAATCGTCCGGTGCCTTGTCCTTGAGCACCTTGGTGAAACGCTTGTCGATGCCATCGAACGAACGCCCGAACCACGCATAATCACACGGCAGCTCGATATCATGCGATCTGATGCAGTCCAGCACCTCGCCCTTGAGCCAATCCCCGATAGGACTGACCTTCTTGAGATTGCGCCGCCAGTACCCGTACTGGACGAACGCGCCACGACGCTGAATCGAATCGGCCGCACGCACGCCATCCGCGCACCACGTGCTCTTATCCAAGCCCACGTCGGCGCGGATGAAATCCCACATCTGCTCATACGACGGCTCCGGCAAACGCGCCGCCTCGATATAGCGCAACCGTTCGGGAGCCTGAAACACCGCATTGTTCAACCACCGGTACAGCGACGGGTGCGGATACCTTTTGATTCTGGTCTGGAACTTCTGCTCGAAATAATCCAGCTCCTCGTCCACGAACCTCAAACCGGGCACATAGTAGAGGTACGCGGGAACGACCTCGATACCCATGTCCCGCATCGCCAGCCACGCGGCGATAGAATCCTTGCCGCACGAAAACGCCAACAACACGGGCCTGCCATCAGCGGCCAGCTTCTCACGCACCGCGAGACTCGTACCCTGATTGCGAATAACCGTGGTCACTTCGGCCACCTCCTCCCCGTCATGCGGATGAACCGCGAATGCGAATAAAACTCGACGCCGTCACGCCGGAAACTCGGCTCCGACGAACGGACGAACACATGCAAACCATGTCCACTGGTCGAAACCTCCGCATAGATCGCTTCGGACAACAGTTCCACCGCCTGCGCGGGCGGACTGGTCAAATCAACATGGTCGAAATCCCAGCACGCAAGCCCATCGCCGAGCATGATGCCATAGCCGTCACCGGCCTTCGAGCGCATGACCTCCGGGTATGACGCCCAGGTATCGGGATCAGTCGAACTGGCTGGTGACCCATCGCACATAATCGGGCGCTTGCCATCGGCGCGCACCCAACGGCGCAATGCCTTGAGTTCCTGCGGTATCTGATGTTTGCGGCTCCACGCCTTGCGGCATCTGTCCGAGCAAAACAGTCTCGGACGCCTAGGGTTCGGTGTGGATTGAAAGAAATGGCCGCAATTCCTACATTGGTTGACCATAGCTATAACTATAGCATATATTCCAATGGGTTGCAACCATAATTTCGTGACATATCAAAACTGCGGAGAATCAAACGTAACAGCCTCGAAAACAAGCGAGGCAAAAGTGTCAAACCAGCTCCGAAACGGCTCGCACGGGCGCTCGCAGGCACCCCAACGGCCAAACGTACGATACTCCACGCGGATTGCGGGGGGACGGCGGCGCTAGGACCTTGGGGGAGCCTTGCATGGGAGGGGAGGGGGTTGGCCCCCGGTTACCATTGGCGGCTGATTGGGATGGTGTTTTGTGGTTGTTTTGTGTTTTGGTGGCCTGTGGTGTTGGCGATTATTTTGTTGCTTTTTCTTTGATTGCAGATTCTGTGTGTGAGTTGTGTGTTGTCATAGCTGGTTGGTGATCCGCCTCGGCTGTATGGGATGATCTCATCGAGTTCGCAGCTGAGTGGGTGTGGTGTTTTGAGTGTGAGGTCGATGGGTTTGCCGCACAGCGGGCAGATCGGTATTGGTCCTTCGGCTGCGATGTGTCTGGCCTTGCATTTGCGGCGGGCTGCTCCATTTTGGTATCGGCCTGAGCCTGCCTTGTTGCTCATGTTCCCATCCTGTGTGTTTGGTGGCTTGGGCGAGATTCGAATTCGCGATCCAGTGGCAGTGTTTACTGGATGTCACGCTATCCCAGCGTGACCGGTTAGTCCTCTACCGTACGCAAGCCGTGGCGGGCTGACTGGCACCGGCGCTTTGGACGCTGCCGGCGGAGTACTCTCAGCCCATGAGATACGGAGGATATGAGTAAAGCCCCTGAGATGTATGTCCCAGAGGCTTTCACACTTATCCTGATACGGAGTATACCACGGGGTGGATTCACCCTACTCCTGTCTGTGTTTTGTTTTTTCAGGCGGCTTGGATGGTGAGGCGTCCGCCGAGGGCGTGGATTACCTTGGCGATGGTCTGGAAGCTGGGGTTTCCGTCCTTGCTGAGGCTTTTGTAGAGGCTTTCGCGCCCCACGCCCGCGTCCTTGGCGATCTGGGTCATGCCTCGAGCCTTGGCGACGTTGCCGAGTGCGGCCTGCATGAGTGCGGGGTCGTCGTATTCGGCTATGGCGTTGAGGTAGGCGATGATGTCCTGTTCGTTTTCGAGGTATTCGCTGGTGTCGTAGTCGGTGATTTCGGTGCTCATTGCTGCTCCTTGTAGTCGTCGAGTATGGCGTGGGCTTGTTTGATGTCGGTCTGCTGGGTGCTTTTGTCGCCGCCTGCGAGCAGCAGCATGAGCACGTTGCCGCGCGTGGTGAAGTAGACGCGGTATCCGGCTCCGATGTGGAACCGCATCTCGCTGACCGGGCCTCCCACGGGTTTGATGTCGCCGAACGGCCTGCCGGCGAGCTTGCAGGCGTCGAGCCGGGCTTGGATGGCGGCTTTCGCCTCGCGGTTCCTGAGTTTCTTGAACCACTTGCGGTATTCGGCGGTTTGCTTGATTTCCATACCCTTATTGTATCTCACAGGCTACACTATGTCAAGCCGGGCGGCCGCTGGAACCCATCGCCAACGCCAGAATCTCCCGTATGTTGAACTCCCAGTAGCCGTCATCGACCGGCTTGCTGCTGGGCAGCTTGCCGCGGTTGAGCCAGTTGCTGATCTGCTTGCGGCTGACCTCGTATCCGTAGTTGTCCTTGAGCCACTGGCTCATGCCCGCAGGGGTCTTGGTCAGGTGGATTGCCTCGGCCTTGTCTCGGCTCTGCTCGCGCAGCTCGACCACGTTGATTGGGTTGCCGCATTTGCATAGCAGCAGCGATTCTCCCTTCGCGGCCATGACCTCGCGTCCGCATTCGGGGCAGACGCCGATTATCCGGCGCGTGCGCGGCCTGCGGTCCACGAGCGGTTCGATGCGCTCGCAGGTGTGGATGAGCCATGTCAGCCAATGTCCCGAGCGACTGGCGCGGCATAGGTCGGGCAGTCGTCGTGGCGAGTCCCTGAGCAGGGTCTGCCATCTCGGACGGCTTTCCACGCCGGTTTCGTTCCACATGTCCTGCAAGCCGTCCTCGATCTGGTCGAGCATGTCCTGCGCGTGGAGGTTGATGGGCGCGGGCGCCGCGCCTCCTTGCGGTTTGCCGCCCGCTCCGGGTTCTCCGAGCTTGTAGGCGTGACGGGACACCTGTTGCAGGAGCATCATGTCATGGCGGAGCCGGTGGAGTGTTTTCGCGTACTGGCGGCGGCAGTTCCGGCAGAGCGTCCACGGTGCCTCGACCTGCTGGTTGCCGCAGTATTGGCATGGTTCGGTGGTGATGAACATTGTTTGAAACCCTCCACGTTCCGGCTATCATGGTGCTTGGTGAGCGTGCCCTCCATCTTTTCGGTGGAGGGTTTCGTTTTTTTTTTACGCTGAATTCAGTGTTTTTGCGCTGAATTCAAATCAATGGTTCGATGAATTCGGGCGTGAAATCATCCTTGTGGGGTGCGGGCGTTTCAGGATGGGCGATGATGTACAGCACCTCATCCAATGGCACGCCGAGCAGTTTCGCCGTGTATTCGGGCGTGGCCGCTTTGCTCCGATGCCATTTGAGTATTTCCTCGCGTTTGAGACTGCTTACGCTCATGATTCTCCTCTTCCGTAGGGATTGTTGACCGAGTATGCGTCGCGCCCGTAGTCGCGTGACAGTTCCTCCAATTGCCCGACCGTGAATCGGCATCCCACGCCGTGCTCCTCCGCGTCCACTGCCACGCAGCCGAGCTCGAACGCCCGTTCGGCCACCTGCCGGTCGTGTTTGTCTATGGCGGGCTTGAACGCCTCCAGTAGAGCGTCCTCGCTATAGTGCTCGCCCTGCTCGTAGACGTAATCAACGGCCATGCGCAGCAGTTCGCCGAAATCCTCGGGAATATAGTCTGGGTGCACGCTCTCTCTGCTTACGCTCATGATTCCTCCTTGAGCGTGGCGACATATGCGATGGCCTTGCGTTCACGATTCGCATACTTCTCGCATTTGCGCTTGAGACGTTTGAGGCTCATGGCGTACAGGGACTCTCTGAAGTTGCCGTCCTCGTAGATAATGTCGTCGTAGTCCACCGTGCCGTCGCGCAATGCCTTGAGCACGTTGGCGTCCGTGGGGTCGCCGAGATTGTCGGGCCATTCAATGACCATGCGTTGGCTTGTTTGCTTGGTGATCGTCACATCGGCCGTAATGCTCTTGTTCATTCTTCCGTTGCCTTTCCTTGCATTGCCTTGACTGCGAGTCGCATGGCGTCGTAGTATTCGGCCCTCAACGCGCAGTCAGAATCCCATTGAGGGTAAGAGTCGGGCTTCAACGCCTCGTAGAACGCTTTCGCCCCGGCTACGATTTCCTCGTTCGTGGGCTGGCGCGTGGCTCCGGCGATAAAACCGGCCTCGTATTCCTTGCTCTTGGTCGTGTCACGTATTTCCTCGGGGGACAGACGGACACCTCGTCGGAGGACAGCCCACTTCGCGTCACTGCTGATGATGCTCATAGTCGGCCTCGTTCCTGATTGTGAACAAGGCAATCATCCATAGCCTGAGCCAGTTCCTCGTCGGTGATATCGAACGCCGTCGCCACGTTCACCAAGGTTTGCAACACGTCCGCCCACTTGGCCATCAGGTCTCGGCGGGCCGTGGAATCGCCTTTGACCAGACGTTTCCCGGCCTCCACCATCTCCGCCGATTCCTCAAGGGTTTTCAACAGCAGCCACTTGTCGGGCGTGAGATGTCCGAATGATTCGACTGAGGGTAATTTCACGATACGGTTGCTCATGCTTCCTCGATTCCGTCCGGTATGACGGTGTAGTCATACGCGCGAGTGGGAAAGTCCTCCGGCACGTAATTCCAATTAGGGGTTCCGCAATGCAGGCAGAAACGATCTTCGGGGTTCACCTGGTTTTGGCATTGGGGGCAAGAATGCGGAAAAATCGGACTCATACCTCCGCCTCCTTTGTGACGCGGAACCGTTTGTTAATCTCATACCGTCCTGGACCCAGATACTTGATCGAATTGAAGGCTTCCTCGTATGTGTCGTATGCCTGGGTGATAAGGTTGCTGTTTCCCAGCCCCTCAACCACGAAGTAGCTTTCGACATGCGAATCGTCGGGCATCTCACTGGCTTTCTTCCAAGGGTTTGTCGATGCGTCCGCCGGGTCGTACAGCATGACGATTTCCGGATGGTCTAACACGTATTTCGTTCCGGCGTTCCATGCCGGGGCAGCGGCTTGCCGACATATCTCAGTCAGGGACGCGGCGCACATCGCGTCCGCATCCTCCAGTCGGGGGTCATGCGTCCGCTCGTACTCGGCCTTGATGCCGGCTGTGAGTAGGCGCTTTACGTCACGGACTGAAAGGTTCATGCTTCCACCGCCTTGGCCGGACGGAACGGAGCTTGAGAGGTCACCTGCTTGCTGTTGAGGCCCGACCAAACAGACCCGGTGACGGGGGATTCCGGGTCACCGATAAGCAAAGCGACCAACTTCGAATTGTCCAGGACGGAGATGGCGACGCTCCACAAGGCATTGTCCTTATCCCACCACAACCCGTCATGGTCAGGCAGCTTCGGCTTCCGACGCAAAGCGTAGGAGAAATCATCGGAGTCGATGCAGTACTCACCGTCTATCTCGCTGATGCGGATACGCAGGAGCATGTCGCCTAGAAGGTCAGGCTTGAGATCGATGACGCGGAAATGGTTTCCCTCCGTCGTGCAGGCAATATCGCCCACCTGCACGTTTTCGATGTTGTCGATACGCTCGTACTCGGGGTCATCCAACAGTTCAATGGACTCGATGTCCCTGTAGGGGACGAAGCGCTCTGCCCCTCGATTGGCAGAAATGGGCACGACGGAGCCGTTTCTACTGCGCCTAATGTGCCCGGAACAGTCGGTGATTCCTGTAAGCACGGCACCGGCCACAAATGTGACCTTGACGTGCAGGTTTGCCATCTCTTCGCAGGTCTTGCCTTCCCAGAATGGTTTCTCACTCATTGTTGTTCTCCTTCTTTTCGTTCGTTTCGATTGCGTCCAGCAGATCGCATTCGGCGAGCATGAGATGCGCCTGGGCGCGGGTCATTGATTTCAACGTCTTCGCGCCGTCAGCGGCCATCCAGCCGAGAGAACTCACCTTCGTCTCGAGCAGGTGGGTTTGCGTCGCGAGATCACGCAATCGTTCATCAAGCAGCATGGTCATCGGTTTCCTCCTTGTTGAGTCGTGTTTCGATTTCGATGCACAAGTCGAGCGCCGCCGTGAAACCGGCCTGATAGGCGTATAGCGCGGTCTCCGGCCTGCTCATGCCGCCAATCTCCGTGGCCTCCAACAGCCACGCCATCGCACGCTCCTGCGGGGTCGGGAACTTTTCGGCCATCACGCGCCCCTCAGAATCGAGCCGAGTGAGGCAGCACCCAGCTTCTGGGCACCTGCGAACCGTCTGGCCGTGGAACGTGGCTTCGGCTTGGCGGCGGGCAGTTCAAGCGGGTTGCGCATGGTCAACGCCTGCTGCTGCGCTGCTCCGGGCCGTTGCCGAGCATCCGCTGGCGGCGGTACATCCACGCCGCGTCCTCCGCCAGGTGCCTCGCCTCGCATTCGGCGGCTATCTGCGCCTCCGAGGGCTTCGACTCGTTGCGCATCCGGCGCACGATCGCGTTCACATCGCCCGAACCGCACCAGCGGCCCGAATCGTTCGCCGCGTAGAAGCGCTTCACCGCCTCCAACGCCTCGCCGAGCGTCATGTCCGCGCGAAGCTCCTCGTGGAACGTGCGAGCCTCCAGGTCGGTGATGGCCGCGTTGCCGTGGTGGACGCGAATCTTCGCCAGCACGAGCGTGCTTTCCTTGAGCGTCAGCATGTCAGGACTCCTTCCCGTGATTGGTTTTCGGCGGCTTCTTCGGCCGCATAGTGGGCTATCAGCGCCGCGTTCGCGTCCTGGTTGGCCTGCGAACGGTTCCACGCCGATGGCGAGGGGCGTGCGGTCGGCTCGGGTTTGGCCGGCAGCGGGTCGTCGTCCCAATGCTCGCCGTCCAGCCAGTTAGCCGGGGTGAGCGTGTAGCCGGGTTCCCGGTTCGGGTCGGCGGCGTACCTCGACGCCTTGGCGATCAGGAACGTGTTGTTGGTTTTCCTCCGCGCCTTCCGCCAAGCCTCGAAGGCCTTGCGTTTGCCGGTCTTGCGTGGATAGGTCTGCCAGAACTGCTCGAACTCGATGGGATAATCCTCGTCGGCGCTCTCTGCGGCCCCCTCGGCTTGCGAGGGGGTTTGGGGGAGAGAGAATTCTTCGTTAGAAGAATTCTTTTGGTTATTGGTTATTGGTTCTTGGTTCTTGGTTAAAGAGTCCCAGCGTGACTCGGGTGTGACATTCGAATTGTCACGGCGTGACATGCTTGTGACATTCGTTTCGTCCCAGCGTGACTCGGGTGTGACATTCGAATTGTCACGGCGTGACATGCTTGTGACATTCGTTTCGTCCCAGCGTGACTCGGGTGTGACATCGGCTTCGGAACGCTGCTTGCGCTTGCGGTTGCGAGCACCCTCCGCCCTCGTCTCCACCTGTTCGCGGCTGGACTGATGGGAAAGATAATCGTGGATGCGGTAGGAGCCGTCGTCCGAATGTTCGAACATGCCGACCTTGATCAGCGCTTCGATGTCCTCTTCGGTCGCGTTGAGCTGGTAGATCACGTCGTCCTCGCTCATCACGCCGTCGTTGAGCACGTCGGAACAGAAGGAAATGGCCATGCAGTACACTCCAAGTGCGCTCGGACGCATACGCTGTAGCTTCAGCACTTTCGTGTTCGAATGGAAGCCGTTACTCAGCTTCCCGTAGCCCTGTCTGGCCATCAGTCCGCCTCCTTTCTCTTGTCTCTTTGGTATTCGGCTATCAATGCCAGCAGTTCGGGGCTGGCGGCGATTATCTCGCTGGGCTTCAGCCCCTCGCCATTGGCCTTGGGTTTGCGGTGGTAGCCGCCACGCGAACCGGTGCGACGGCTGCCACCGATGTAGGTATGAGGGTTAATCCTGGCCATCGTCCGGCCCCAACGCCAAGCCGTCGTTCAGCAGGAGCGCGAACAATTCGAGCGGCATCCACACGAGCGTCGGATTGGATGGCACCGGCCTCGATTCGCCGCGCAGCCGGTTCGCGAGCTCGCGGCGAATCCGGTAGTCCGGTCCTAACACGTGCCCCATGTGAGTGGCGAGGAACAGTTCGAGCGTTCCGATGTCGAACACGGCCATCTGCCGGGCCATGCCCTTGAGGCTTTTCACGCCCACGCCCTTGCGATGCTGGATGAGCACCCCGTAGGGAGTGTCCATGTTCGCCATCTCCACTTTGAGCTCCAGCCAGTGCTTGCGATAGTTCGGCATCTTCGTGTCCTTGCATTCCACGCACACCGGCTCGCCATGGAACATGACGCCGATCAGATCGCCCTGGTCGGCGTTGCCATGCAACGGCATACGGTCGATGCGCGTGTCCTGCAACGCCCACGCAAGGTAACGCACCGTCCACGTCTCAAGGCTCGTGCCTTTGCTTTTCGATGGGTTCGCCATCATCTCTCCAATCCGTAATCCGCATACATTTCGTCGGCTTCCTCCGCGCACATGGGGCATGGAATCGGTCTTGCCGGGTACAGCGGGCACCCGTGCCTCTCGCAGACCGGTTCCACGTCCGGCGGCGTCTCATCGTGATACAAATGCAGCATCAGAAGCTCGGATCACTGGACCATGGGTCGGAGGCCGGAGGCTGCGCCTGCCCCTGCGGCTGCTGCGTGTAACCGGCCTGCGTGCCGTAACCCTGCTGTCCGCCGTTCTTCTGCCGAACGTTGGTGATGGCCACAGCGCTGGCGTTGACGTTGCAGCTCGCGGCGGGCTCGCCCTTCTTGTTCGTGTAGGCGTCGAGGCCGCTGATTTCGCCCACGATGGTCACGTCCACGAACTGGTCCTGATTCTGACGCAGCTGGGCGATCTGGTCGAACACTGGGTTGAGGTTCGCGTAGCCAGCAGGCCACACCGAGTAGTACTGTTCCGGCTGGCTGACCCAGTTGCCGTTCCGGTCACGGTAGCCGGGCGACACAGAGACGCGCAGGAACCGTTTACCGTTCTTCGTCTCCTGCACGCCACACGCCGTGCCCTGGATGATGATGCTCGTCCTGCCCGCCATGGTCACTCGCCTTCCTTCACGCTGGCCTTCAACTGGCCCAGCATCTTGTCAAGCTCCGCTTCGGTCAGCTCATCGCTTGCCTTCACCTCACGATTCAGAATCTTCGTGATGGTCTCGCACGCCTCCGCGTCCGAAGCCACGCCCAAGGTCTGGAAGCGGCGAATCATCTCCGCACGCTTCACATCCACCGGGGAAGGCTCCGCCTCGGGCTGGGTTTCCTGTTGCGGCTGTTCGGACTCGTCCACGCTCACGTCAACCGGCGAATCATCCACCGTCTCGTCGGGCAGGGGGCGGAACAGTTCGGAATAGTCGGGCGTGGTCTCGTCGGAGACGGCCGCGGACTGGGCTTCGACGCTCACCGGGAGCCATTTGAAGCTGCGGCGCACCACCGTCTTCAACGCCATGGCCTCATAGTCGGTGCGCCATGGGCCCTTGTTGCCTGCGGGGCTGCGGCGTTTGACGGCCTCGACTTCTTCCTTGGTCATGTGCACGAACACGCTTCCTGCAGGCAGCAGCTGGGCGTTCACATACACGTCGGTCAGCGTGGCCTCGGTGTGCGGCACGCCACGGGTGGCGCGGAACTTGAAGTGCTGGCCGGTCTCATCCTCCCAGTAATCGAATTCGTCGCCCTGGTACACGGCCTGCGCGTGAATGCTCTTCAACTGGCCGGAACGACGGGCCAACGCGATCATGCCGCGATAGCCGAGCACGAACATGGCCTCCTTCTGGCCGGTGCGCATGTTCTTGTTACCGAATGGCAGGATGTAGGCCATGCCGAGCCCGTTCACGTTCGACGGTTCCAGACCGAGGCTCGTGCAGCGCATGAAGCATGACAACACCGATTCGACCGAGCAGCTGGCCAGCTGGGGTTCGCGGTTGATGGTGCTCACGTACATCTGGTAGAGGCGCTTCTCGCTCATCTCCTGCGGCATGACCGCCGCGATGCGAGGCCAGCTCTTCTCGAGCAGCTGCTTCATCTGGCGCTGCGGGTTCATGGCCTGCATCTGCACGTTCTGCGCCTGTGTCGCTAACTGTCCCATAATCGGTTCTCCTTTACTTGGTTTTCTTCGGTTTGATTTCGCTGAATCGGAAGGTGCGGCCCTCCCATGGTTCGACCACGCGCGTGTAGCCCTTGCGTGAGGAATGCTTGTAGGTGGCCTGCAGGTTGCCGCAGCGCACCCCCTCGTGGTCTCCGATATAGGGGAGTATGCAGTCCTGCAACTCCTCCTTGCGTGTCTTCAGTGCGTTGAGGTCGGCGGCCGCCTGCCTGTAGTCGGCCATGAGCTCGCGCAGATCAGTGCTGTCGCTCATGTCCTCGATGCCCTCCGAAGGCTCCGGGTACGCCTTGGCCACGTCCGCGCCGGTGAGGGCGGGCATCTCGTCACGGGTGACGAAACCCCAGAAGTCCTCGGCGGCTTTGATTACAGCGTGAATGTCGTCCTCGTCGCGCTCGAACCGCACCTCGACCGGTTCCGACTCGCCGATGTCCGCGTAGAAATACCCCCAGCGGAAGCCGGTGACGGCCATGTAATGCGTGACCTGCGCCAAGTAGTAATCCGGCGCGATTAGCTCGCCAGTCTCGTCATGCCAGTCGGTGCGCCCACGGTTCGCGTTCGCCGTCTTGATCTCGAGAATGCCCCACGAATCGCTCTCCTCGTCGTAGACGAAGCCGTCCAGCGAGGCGTGCATCAACGGATGCTGATTGGATACCAAGGAAATGTCGGTGCCGTCGATGACCGTCCATTCCGGGTGCATTTGGCGGAACCGGCGGCGTAGTTCGACCTCCAAGGCGTTGCCCTTGACGATCGCCCACTTGCCGCTGATATCCTCCGGCTGCTGACGGTTCGTCTTCTCCAACCACAGGTCGTAGGGGGTCGAGTACGGGTTGAGGCCGAGAATCGTGCTCATGTCCGAGCCGCCGACACCCAGTGCGCGGAACGCGTGCCACGCACTCTCACGCTCCTTCTTCGTGTGCTGGCGGAAACGGTGCACGAAGAACAGTCCGGTCGCCTGCGCTGCCATGTCAACGGTCACTCGCTTCATTCCTGCTCCTTAGCTTCGACTTGCTGACGTATTCCACTCGCGCGCTCACCCTGCGCCGTTGCCTGTCGGTGACGACCATGCCCGGCAACGGCATCACGTACAGGTACGGGTTGCCGGTCTGACTGTTCCGGTCGCTGATCAGATCCATAAACTCCACGATCAGTTCGCCCGGCGTCATGCTCATGCCCTCGTCCGTGATCGGGCTCCACAGTTCCACCGTGTCCGTCATCCATATCCTCTCGTAGTCCGACGAGCCGTAGCCCGGCCTCGTGGATGCTCAGGCCAATGAGGCTCGCGAGGCTCTGGCGCGTGGGGTGGGCGGTCAGGATGTCCAGATTCTTGAGCAGCTTCCCGGCGACCGCCAGCCACATGTCGTTCGGCAGATCAGTCATACAGGTATTGCTTGTGGGTTCGTTGGTTGCGCTGGTCAAAACGGTTCACCTCCTCGACGCGGAAGCCGAGCACCTGTCCCGTGTCCGGGTCCAATACCGGCACGGGCCCCCAGCCTCGGGTGAGCTTGTTCTGGATGGTTTTCTTCGCCCGCCCGTAGTGTTCGGCGAGCTGGGCCACACTCATGAGATTCGGTGTTTCCGCGCTCATGGGGTTATCCTTTCTGTTGAGAGTTTTTCTTCTCGCCCCCGTGCCAGCGGGGGCTTTCTTTTTTTGAACTTGCGTTCGTGGACGGCCACGGAGTCGAACCGTGGTCCCGGTCTTTGCCGCGCACACATGACCTACGCGATCTCGACTGGGGGCAACCTGCACCGCCCGTGACGCCGGCCCGAATAGTAAACGCTGGTAGCAGGCCGACGCCGGTTCAAGAAAACTGACACCGTATCTGTCAGTTGTTTTTTCAGTTATCACGTGGGTTACCGGTTTTCCTTCCGCTTGGCCGGCCGGTTTTCCACGCCGCCCGGCAAGACTGTTATTCGACTCCCGCCTCGCTCAAAACGAGGCACAGGAGCCGCAGGGGAACGAGCCCGAAGCCCATGAGCGCGGCCAAACCGTTGCCGATGGGATGCGCGCAACCCGTGTGCGTCATCACCCAGCCGACGCACACCGCGAACACGATGGCCCAGAATATGAGGCGACGTGTGAAACCACGCGACGGTTCGGCGTTCTTCGGCTCCCGGTAGCCGCTGAAATGACGGCCATACTCTTCGACAGACATCACGCCGCCTCCTTGTCGGCGAGCGCGGCGGCCAAGGTCTTGACCGGGTCTCCGCCCGACAACTGTTGTGCGGCCACGAATGCGGCGAGGCTCATGTCGTCGCCGTCGAGCCATTTGGCGATGGTCATGCGGTTGCGGTTGCTGGCGTCGGCGATGCTGGTCATCTTGGTTTTGGACAGCAGCACGCGGTTACGGGTGTCATGGGTCGCCCGTTTTGCGACTTCAATTGCTGGTAGGTTAGACATGTGCTAATTCCTTTGACTGATGATTGGGGGTATGGGGCGTGGTGAACGCGGCTACCTATGTGAAGCGTTTTCTGCTGGCCAATAAGGCGGATGGCATAACATATCGTTTCCCGGATGTATCGGGCGCGATGGCCGAAGTGGACAGCACGTTGAGAACGGCTGCGGCGGCCGGAGACGAAGATGCCGACCTCGCCTGCCGTTGTCTCGCCGACATCTGGTACAACATCTCAGTTGCCTGGGAACGGAACCAGCGCAGCATGGAGATGATGGATTCGAAGGTTCCCATCTCGAACGAGGATCGCATGGCGCTACGCACCGCGGAACGTCTGCTGGATGCGAGGGCCGCCGAATATCCGCAGGAGAGAAGAGACAGTATCCGAGAGCTTGTCGCCGACGTTCCCGGCTTGCTCAAGGCCGTCACGCTGCCGAAGGACCTCAAGGAGTACGTGGCCCGTCTCGTCCGCGAGGTCGGCACCGCATTGGATGAGTATGAGCTGACCGGCGACTTCAAACTGGACATCGCGTTCACCCGATTGCAAACTTCGTTGAATATCATCGCCGCGACCCCCAAAGACGAGAAATCACAGCGAACAGTGATGGAGTTTTTGCAGAAGCGTGTGGTCCCTTGCGTTGCAGCTGTCGGTTTCGCGTTAGGGGCTCTTGCCGATTCCGCGACGATACTGGAGTATCTGGGATATTCTCCTGCCCAGATTGAATCCCATGAGCCGCGTAAAACTCCCGAACCGCCTGCGAGCGATATCCCGCAAGCCGTTCAGGCGTCAGACGCTCATCCGGAGAATCCTCAATCAGACGAGTGACGTCATCCACCACGGCATCCAACACATCAACGGCAGCATCAAAGGAGCTACCCTCATATCGAGATAGATTTAGCTTCATCTCAGCCACCTCCTATAGCAAATGCTCTATCTAAAATTAAATATAGCGTCTGCTATATTCTGTAGCAACTGCTCGGCGTGTCTGCTATAGTTGTCCGTATGAATACGGATAAGCGAGAGCGCACCATCGTTGACGATGTGTCTGCGCAGGCAATAGACAAGATGATTCATCGAGCCGGTATGAATAATTCCGCAATAGATAGAGCATCTAGAAGCGCTATTGGCTACAACCGTGTTCGAGATATTCGCAAAAAATTAAAAGCTCCCGTTAAACTGTCTGAATTCCTCATCATTTGTGATGTATGCAATGCCGACCCGGTGCAGACGTTGCGGGAGATCATCGCCGAAGCACGGCGCATCGAAACGGAGCAGGAGCGCGAGCGTCGCGTGGAGGAGACGAAGCGTATTCTGGCGGATAACCCGATGGAGCTTGCGGCCTACACCGACCCGGACAAGGAGAAGTACATCGAATACGGGAACGGGGATGATCCAGCATGAGACCGTTGCCGTTGAACCTGAGAGACACCTATGGCCATGTGCGCATGGCCGTCTACAGTGCCGGACTCGACGTAGAGATACGCAGCGCCGACCACCTGCCCAACGGCATGATGGGCTGCTACAGCGAGCGCACTCGCACGATACTCATAGACCGTCGTCTCCCATACGTGGCCAAACGATGCACCCTCGTGCATGAGCTGGTCCACTGGTCCCACGGTGATGACCGGTGTGGCCTGCATGAGATGCGCACCCGTGCGGAGACGGCTCGGCTATTGATATCGCCAACCGAATACGCGCTGGCCGAACGAATGTACGACGGGAACGTCTGGCGTATCGCAGACGAACTCGAAGTCACATCAGGCATCATCAATGATTACAGGACACTGCTGCACGACCGTGTAGCAGCTTAGAGAAAGAAGAAGAA